ATAGTTCACTTGATTAGAAATAGTGAATGGAAAAGTATCAAACCATTATCCCAGGTACAGACAATTAATGGTATACCAGGGATGAAATTTATAGATAAAATGAATATGGATACATCTATAGGCTTTCCTTTAACTGGAGCTAAAACCAACTATATAGTTGATTTGGAACCCGATGAAGTTTACCAGGAGAAGCAGACTTTCGTGCCTGAAATTATGGAAGAAATTGAACGTGTCCTGGATACATATAAGAGGGGTGAAAGAGCTTATTGTACAATGAAAGGTTGTAAGAAAGATGAAGTTCTACCTAGTGATAAGGAAAAATGTAGGATATTCTATGGAGCCCCCATATCACTAACTTATCTTATCCGTAAATATTTTTTACCCATAGTTCGTATTATGCAGATGAACCCATTGTTGAGTGAATGTGCTGTGGGTATCAATGCACATTCTGATGAGTGGGACAAATTGTTTAAATTTATTAGAACTCATGGTGATAAAAATATTTTTGCTGGTGATTATTCTAAATATGACCAACGTATGCCAACACAGTTGATTATCGCTGCATTACGCATACTTATTGACTTCGCTAAAGAATGCGATTATACAAATGAAGATATCACCATCATGAGGGCTATGGTGAGTGACATAAGTTCACCCTTTATTGCGTTCAATGGAGACCTTTTACAACTCATTGAAGGTGGTCACATTAGTGGTAATTCTCTAACTGTGATCATCAATGGTATAGCGGGAAGTTTGAATTTACGTTGTGGATATTTTCATTTTTACCCTCGAGAACTAGATTCATTTCGACATCATGTCTCCATTATGACGTATGGCGATGACAATGCCGGTAGTGTATCCAAATCTAGGAAAAGGTTTAATATTAGAGATTTTTCTGCATTCCTCAGTGAATATGGACAAACGTATACAATGCCTGACAAGGAGTCGAAGTTGGTTCCATATATGTCCATATCAGATACAGAATTTCTTAAAAGGAAAAGCGTTTATCATGCTGCTTTGGGGTATGAGATAGGTGCCTTGAGTGAGACATCCATTATGAAGATGTTACATAATCATGTTTGGTCGCAAGAAAGATCCAGACAGCAAACTATGGAAAGTGCATCAGCGCAAAACATAGGTACGGCTCTTAGTGAGTGGTTCAATCATGGACCGGAAATCTATGAGCAACGTAGGTTACAAATGTCGGAAATTGCTGAAATTTCTGGCATAGATTACATGTGTAAAGATGAACTCAAATTAACTTACGATGAACGCGCTATGATGAGGCGCAATAAGTAATCATCGTCCCAGTTATACTTCTGGGAGCTAAGGCATAGCAAAAAGTGTGAAATGTAAATATTTATGTATATAAATCGGATACCAGAGTTGTGAAATTTTACAAGACATCACAACCTTAGGCGTGCATTTTAATACACACAGTACTCTTACTGTACCCCTATTTAGGGGAGATTTCGTGTAGTCAATTCTTGTATATCTTAGTCATGAATGAGTGTCAATGACGACGGATATAAAATGTATATATCACTTACTGAACATAATACAAATATAACTTATACGCCTTTAACAGGCAACACAACACAACCAGCCGCAGTGTTTTCAGATGGAGATACACCGTGGCACGTAGATTATAGTGGTGCTGATGATAGCACCATGGACCAAGGTCAATGGAACAATGTGGGTTTGGGTAAATTTCTTGAGAGACCCGTAAGAATACAGACATTGCAATGGAGTGTAGGTTCTCACATTAATGCTTCTATTAAACCTTGGGAATTGTTTCTGGATCACCCGAGTGTACGCAAGAAATTAGCTAATTATCACTTATTGAGAGGTAAATTACATATAAAACTCACTATTAGTGGAAACCAATTTATGTATGGAAGAGCTCTAGTCAGTTATTTACCCAAATCTGAGGATTCTTATTTAGAGACAATGCCCACCGCGATGGTGAATACTTTTCTAGATGTGGCTAGGAAATCTGTACGACCTCATGCATATATAGATGCTTGTGCATCTAAAGGATGTGAAATGGTAGTTCCATTTTTCCATGATGCTAACTGGCTGAAATTAACGGGCAGTGCTGAATGGCGTCACATGGGAGAATTAAATTTGGATAGTCTTACCCAATTAAGACACGCTAATTCTACCTCGGGTGCTCTGACGATAGAAATATACGCGTGGATGGATGAACCACAATTGAGTGTGGCCACCCATCAAACACAAGCGGGATATGAAGGCAAAGGCGATGGCCTCATATCGAAACCGGCATCAGCCATAGCACAAGTGGCAGGTAAACTTAAAACTATCACTTGGTTGAAGCCGTACGCTACGGCAACCGAAACCGTAGCATCCAGCATTGGTAATATAGCTAGAGTGTTTGGCTTTTCGAGGCCAGCTATATTAGATAAACAAACAACTGCTACTCTGTTAACCACTGGTAGGATGGCAGTCACTGATGCTGATGAAGCTGTTCATAAAATGACAGTTGATTCGAAACAAGAATTGTCTGTCGACCCTCGCATTTTGGGATTGCCCCCGTGCGATGAGATGGCTATTAAATATGTTGCTAACAAGGAACAATTATATGCTAAGTTTACCTGGAATGAGGCAGATGCTACAGATACTGCCTTGTTCACAAGTAATGTGACACCACTCTTGGCTAGCAGACCAACAGATAGAACTCTATTTGTACCAGCTATTGGTCACCTGGCTATGCCATTTGTATATTGGAGAGGTACACTTATTTTCCGGTTTCAGGTCATTAAGTGTGCCTCCCATAGGGGACGTTTGCGTATAGTATATGATCCATACGCAGTTAGTAATACTCCTCCTTCTTTCAATGAAGTTTATTCTAGAACAGTTGACATTGCGGAGGAAACAGACTTTGAATTGGCTGTGCACTGGTCGCAGTCCCAGATGTTTAAAGCGCATCCTACTGGATTCTTACCATTAGATGCTGCACATTCTGGGAATGGTCAGACAGTAATTGCTAATGGTGACGCTTCCAATGGCCAGTTCAAAGTATTTGTACTGAATAATCTAACATCTCCAAATGAGTCTATAGCGGCCCCTGTGGAGATTGCGGTGTCAGTACGTGGAGGAGAGGATTTTGAAGTATCTAGTCCAACTGATTTTATTATAAGAAATTTTACTTATACTCCGAGCCCAACGTATGTTAATCAAGCTGGAGAAGACAATACGGAGGACACAGCCCTAGCTAATGATAGGGATATAGTACCAGAAAGTCCTGAGGAACTTGATCCTATAGGACTACACATTGATGATGCGAATGTGTTTTTGGTTCATATGGGGGAACGGTATACCTCATTGAGAGCGTTAATGAAACGTTATTCAAGAGATATAACTTATAGGTTTACAGCACTAAACACTGATGAACCAACCCTAACACGCCTCAAGATGCCTATATTTCCACTGTATCCAGGATACAACAAATCTATGGCATTGGTTGAGGTGACAGCACCAGTTCAAGTGTTGGATAAAGAATACAACCCTAATGGGTGGTCTTTCCTCACTTGGTTCACCCCTTGTTATGCCGCATGGAGAGGATCTATCAGATCCAAACACATGGTTTCACATACAGGGAAAGGTGGAGCGGCTCAAGGAGCAACCGTAAACGTACATAGAAGTGGTTACGGTGAGCTTATAAGAGCCACCACTGCTACTCAGGCACTACAAAATGACCCTACCAATAGTCTTCTAAATATAGAGGCGAATAGGGACAATTTGTCTGGGGATGCTATTGAAAACACCAATATTTCACCTTGTACAGAAGTTGAAATGCCCATATACTCTAGGGAAAGATATGGGAATGCAAGATATGTAGACTCTTCTACATCTAATTTTGCTGCTGGTGATTACTTAACTAGAGGTATGCAAGCCATTATTAGTCACAGTAGCGACACGTGTTATGAAAGATACGTAGCCGCAGGTGAGGATTATGGTTGTTACTTCTATGTAGGACCTCCGTTGTTATATGACACTTTTTCGGAGAAACCTACTGGGTTGAGATATACCTAAATCTATGGGGGGATTCCATAGTTGGTAATTTATATTACCATAGTTCACTAACTTAGTTATCTAAGAGAGTTAAATGTTTTTACATCGTAAATACTAGTTAGTTGAACTAGTAGATCGATGGTTTTGATTTAATTCCCAATTTAATAAGCGTGAACTTGAATTTTAAGTTAGAGATTTGAGGGTTTTAAAGCCTTTTGTATTGCTCTAACCAGGTCCACAA